GACGGATCCGGATCCCACGGTAGCCACTTTCCAATCTCGCCGAGGAAGATATTGTGGATCTGGTCCATGCGCTGGAGCTTCTTGGAACGGGCCACAGCCTCCTCCTTCGAGCTATACGTACCACGCACCTTTACACCACGTACAGTCGTACGGAACTCATTGGCGGCGAAGAACTCATCCTCCAGCTTCTCCCGATTCTGCTGGTAGAACTCATCGTACTTCTCCTTCAACTTGGATAGCTTCAACTCCGCCTGGCTGCGCTTGAAATAGTCCTGGAGATCACCCATTAGCGAGTCCATACGTACACGGCTATCACGCAGCACCTGTGCCACACCACTCAGGTCCTGGTTCTCGGCCTTGTCTGCATCTGCATTCAGGCGATCATTGATTGCCTTGACCTTCTCCATAAGGAAGCCCTCGTAGCTCGTCACACGGAAGTTGAACTCAAATGTGTTCAGAAACTTGTCAAACAGAAACAGTTCCTTCTTGGCCAGAACCTTCTCGGGACTCAGAAAACTCAGCAAGCAGTACTTCTGCCCCGGAATCTCAGGGTCCTCCGTCAAAAAATCCTCACGCTCCTCAGCTGACATTCCCCGTCTAGTATCCGTATTTGAAAGAGTTTAAGTGGAAAAACCGCACCCGGCATTGAGGAAAAAATCTACCGAATAAGTATATGGACGCCACCTCTGAAATCGTGAATCGTGTGATCAAGTATCTGGTAGAGGGTCTCTTTGTCGCCATTGCGGCTATTTTCATCCCCAAGCGCAACCTGAACCTGGAGGAGGTTCTGAGCCTGGGTCTGGTGGCGGCGTCAGTCTTCGCCATCCTGGACGTTGTTTCCCCGAGCATTGGCTTTACGGCACGCCAGGGCGCCGGTTTCGGTCTGGGTGCCAAGCTGGTCGGTTTCCCTGGTCGTTAAATCGGGATAAAATCTAAGGTACCAATATAATGGACGGTGCGTTTGTCTCACAGGTTGTAATGAACGTTGTTCGTGCATTTGTGGAGGGTCTGGCTGTGGCGGTTGCTGCTGTCTTTATCGCCAAGCATGCTCTCCCGATGCGTGAGGTGATCGGAATTGCAACTACGGCGGCGGTAGTGTTCCTGGTGCTGGATTCTAAGTTTGTGTCACCCGTCTACAGTGCCTCTGTGCGCCAGGGTGCTGGATTCGGTCTGGGTGCCAACCTGGTTGGTTTCCCTGGTGGGCGCATGTAAATAGTGTTTTCTCACCCCTATAAACCATATTTGAAATCCTATAGGATATGATTTCAAATATCTAGCAAAAATAGAGATGTCTTAAGAGGAAAACGAATATGTAGCGAATGTGCCAAAAAAGGTTCAAACCCAATTTCTAGAACGCCAAGAAAAATTACAAAAGGAACGTGAATCATTAGAGAGAAAACGGAAAGAAGAGAGGCGGCAACTTATGCTGAATGTGGATAAGAATATGGCAATTCGGGAATTATACCAGGGTAAGCCCGCAACACCTGGGCGCACTCGCAGAGCCATGCGAAATAATGTATCACGACTTGGCAACTTTCTTAATTTTGAAAAAAAAGACTTGCGAGAACTTCCTAAGAAACATCCGAAATACGCAACAGCAGAGGTACTTATTCTCAAAGATAATAACCTGACAGAATTAAATGCGTCCGATCTCCCACGAAACCTCAAAATTCTAGATGTACGGAATAACAAAATTGCATCTATTACGGGTGAGTATCCAAAAACGCTTGAACGTCTTTGGCTAGATGACAATAAATTAAGGGAGGTCCCGATTGTCCCTCAACATGTACAAATTGTGAGCACAGATGGAAACCCAATTAAGGTTGAGAATTTGATGGAGAAGGAGCTAGAGGGTTTCACAGATCGCTCATTGGTGTGGATGACATCAGATGGTTTACAGCCGCTTTTTAATGAAGAGGATTTCAAAATTCCGGATCTACACTTCCGCTTTTACTCTGGCGCAGCCTTTGGAGCAACCAAAAATGCTGGAAAAGAATTCATGGAAGATTCCATCTGCAGGGGCACAATTTCACGTGGATACCTCCATAGTTCTGTGGAGCGAGCGGAGCACATGATTCTGGATGTAGTCGGCGGAAAAATCAAGGCAGTTGCCGTTTTTAACTATAATACAAATGATATTCATGTGGCCCTACTATGTTCTGCATCTGACAACAGGGGTGGCGGTTCCAGAATTCTAAAGGCGCTCAAAGACTACTTTCATAATCACCCCTATTTGGATCACATTTCTCTTGATAGTGTTCCCGAGGCGAAAGGTTTCTACGATAAAATGGGGTTTACCCGTTGTCTGAAGGACCAGCTTTGCCCCATGGAATACAGACGCAAACCCTCAGCGGGCGGTGGTAGAACTAGGCGTGGCCGGCGCAATTCTAAGAAATAATTAGGAGGCATGGAAGGAGAAGAGGGCGCAGCGGGAACTATACATATAGGGAATAATGGATGGGTTCGTAAAACTCTCAAGCGTAAGGCTAGGGGGAAAACACGAAACGCCAAAAATCAATTTATAATTCAAAAATGGTCCCACGAATATCTAGTTCCTTCAAATGGGTTTACAATTTTGTACACCCCTGCAGCAAGACACTCCAATAATTCTAAATTCTCGTATTCTATGGAGCGAATTGACAATAAGAAACAAATTATGAAACTTACAAAAGAGGACGCAGATCTGGCGGATGAAATTGTAAAATATCACAGGGCGGCTATACGTAAGGGGTATTTCATGAATGATATTGAGTTATATAGACAGCCTGACGGCCGTGTAGCCGTTCTTGATTTTGATAAGGTTGGAAATATAGATGGAAATACAGTGACGTATCCGCCATCTACACGCTCTGCAAACATCAAAGATGCCCTAGATCAGTATTATTTAACCCCTGATCTAGCAAAACGCATTCTTCAGAAGAATTCAGCAAGTCGCTAAATACTCCGTATAAATTCCCATGACAAGTCCTGGCAAATCTTCTGCCAGATCTTATCCTGGACATATAATTTATCCCTATTTTTCAACAGCGGAAAACAGGGGAGATATTCATCCAGCTCCAGCAATTCGCAGAATTTATAGAGAACGTATGAATACGAGAGGAAATTGGAGCGCCCTTTTGGGCAATGGGCCTGGAAGGACGGCTGAATTTCCTTGAACATGTAGCGAAGCTTCTCTTCTATCTCTCTGCTCATTACAGGCGCAGTTTGACCATTCAACCGATTAATAATATGAGGGATATGCTCATAATATTTGTTGAATTTCAACTTCTTTAGGATTTCCTTCACTTTCGATGCTTTCAGAGTTCTGAAATCCATAATTCTCTCCTTCTTGAGCTCTAGGACAATTGCGTCATAGACCTCTGCAGGAATTTCAGTACTCTCCTTGGCCTGGAATTGTGCTAGCCACTCATTAAAATGGTTAATACGTTTATATGCATAGTACGATACTTCACGGGGCGGGTCCTTATAGGACGGCTTATCAGAATCAATTAATACAAAATCTTGATGGCCACACTTACAGCATGTAAAGACTGCCTCATTTGCGCTAAAAATCATTTCCTGTTCGCACAGGGGGCAGTCTCCAAAGGACTCAAATTCAATTTCATGGGATCCTCTTGCGTGTTCGGGATCCACTCTCTGGAGATACTCCTCCAGTAATTTATCTCTACGAAGCTCTTCTCCCTTCTTTTCAACTGTGACAGGTACTTGTAGAGATTTCGGATCATCCACTTTTGCCGCCTCTTCCAATGCAGCAAGAATACTTCCAGGCTTTGCTTTCCCTGGGGCCCTCTTAATAATCGGCTCTACCCCCTTCTGAATTTTATCTTGAATATCATAATAGTTATATAAAATTTCACCAGTACTCAAAAAATAATCATATATTTGTTCATTTGTCTCAATCTCTTTTAATTCCTTCTCCAAACTTTTTTTCTCCTCCTCTAATTCTGTACTTTCCATGGGCTGCTTACACACCTTTAGCCTATTTTGAATATCCTTTATGGTGTCCCGCAAGTGTTCCACTGTTTGTTTCTTATCCTTTAATTTACCAATATGAAATGTATGGAGGGCATCTAGGGTAGTACGGGCTTCAGGGTTGCTTCGTCTTGTGGGACGAATATTGAAAAAGGCATTCTTTGCCGCCATTCTACGAAAGGAAGGCGCCCCTGTTTAGGTTTCTCCTTTTTTGCGGAGTGGCTGCGAAAAACATCCCTCCCCGGCACCCCATCTGGGTTGGCGCTGCTGCCACCCGAAACCGGATTTTTTCTGGAATCCGCCAGAATTATTTTCTTCAGAGAGGGTATAAGCTCAAATGACTGGTGGTGGTTTAATGCAGCTCGTAGCCTACGGCGCCCAAGACGTTTACCTGACTGGCAACCCCCAGATCACCTTTTTCAAGGTGGTCTACCGTCGCCACACTAACTTCGCCATGGAGTCCATTGAGAACCCTTTCAATGGTGCGCCTAACTTTGGCAAGAAGGTGACCTGCACCATCCA